ATCGAGTCCAGACTTTGCAAAATCTTCTCTGTAACTCCAAAGGGGAATCACGCTTGGAGGTTAGCTCCCGTTGCGGAAGGGTGATTGAGTGCCTTGAACTTCAATCTTGGGATGAAAAAACACAACAACCAGATAAGCTTAATGGTTTCGATCACATGAATGACGCATTAGGATACTGTGTATATCGTGAGTTCTCTATTCTGTATGCCCGTGCGGGTAGTAGAACAGGGATTAGAATCTATTAAAGAGGATTTAACGCCGTGGCTTTCAGTGCATACAGTGGATATAGAACTTATAGAGGCGTTGCGGAAGCAAAGGTAAATAAAGTTGATGACCCTAACCAGCAATGGTTGAACATGCAAAAGTTCTGGGAATTACCAGAAGTTATTATTCAGGGAACGCAGGAAATAAGAAGTAAACATCGAAAATATTTACCGCAGGAAGAACGTGAATCAGATTTAAGTTATGACGCTCGCCTTTCAAGAAGTGTTTTATCTCCTTACTTCATCAGAATCGAGAGAATGTTAGCGGGCATGTTGATCCGCAAGCCTGTTCAAATAAACGATACTCCTGATGTGATTCGGGAAGCCTTGTTCGATATTGACCTGGGCGGAAATGATATTAGTATTTTCTGTTACGAACTAACGCGCAAGCTCTTACGCTATGGCCATGTTGGTTGTCTTGTTGATGCGCCTTCTTTGGAAACCGAAGAGGGTCGGCCTTATTGGAGTATTTACACCCCTAGAGATATTGTTGGTTGGAGGACTGAAAAGAAAGAAGGCCGTGATGAATTGGTTCAGTTGAGATTAGCTGAACAGGTCTTGGTGAATGATGGTTTATATGGTGTGAAAGAAGTTCAACAGATCAGGGTATTGACTCCTGGCGGTTTTGAAATTCACCGCAAGAGCAAAGAGAAAAGCGATTGGGTTATTGAAGAGGAAGGAACAACATCACTTGATTACATTCCTTTTTCTGTTGCTTATGCAAATAAGGTTGGATATATGGAATCAAGGCCGCCGATGAATGATATTGCTGAATTGAATTTGAAGCATTATCAAATACAGAGCGATTACGACAATATTTTGCATATTTCGGCTGTTCCAATGCTGTCTATTTTTGGGATGCCGCCAAGTGATAGTGAAATTAGTGCTGGCCCAGGAGAAGCTTTTGCAATGCCAGCCGAGGCAAGAATCGAATACATCGAGCCAAGCGGTAGCAGCTTTTCAGCCCAACAAGATCGACTAAAGGAAATAGCATCGCAGATTAATGAATTGGGTCTTGCCGCAATTCTTGGTCAGAAATTATCCGCAGAGACTGCTTCCTCGAAAGCCATTGACCGTTCTCAATCAGATGCCACGATGCTTTATATCGCGCAGCAAGTACAGGATTTGATTGATAATAGTTTGCGGTTTCATGCTGATTATTTAGGGGTTGAGTCGGGCAGTTGTTATGTCAACCGTGATTTCTTAGCAACTCGTTTAGATCCGCAAGAGATCGGTAGTTTGCTCCAGCTTTACACCGCAGGAACAATTTCAAAAGAAACATTGTTGAAGATGTTGTCTCAAGGTGAAGTATTACCAGATGAGTTTGATGTTGAGGAAGAATTGGAAGCAACCGAAGCGGCGTTATTAGATCCTGCACCACCAGCAATCGAAGCTGCACCTGTTGAGGAGTAATCAATGGCGGCTCCTAGCGGGACTCCATCAAGTGTTTTTAAACACGCTATTGATCTAAATCGTGTTAGTAATTCGCTTCAAAAACCTTTAGCGATTGCATATAACAGGATTTTAGTTAAGGCAGCCAAAGAGTTGCAGTCAATGGAAAACCTTGAATATTCAAGTTCATATCGAGCAAAAAGGCTTGGTCAAATTATTGGATCATTAAAGACAAGCTTGGATGGTTGGGCTAAGGATTCGACCAAGATAATGAAGACCGATTTATCTGACTTGGCAAAGATTGAGACTGAGTTCGCCGTTGCCCAAATGCGTCAAATGATTGGCGATGCTGATGATATTGTTCGAGAATTAGAGGTAAGCCCACAATTTGCAGAAGCCGTTGTTTCTTCTGATCCGACCAAGCTAAATCTTGTTACGACAGAGGCAGGGGATACTTTAACGGGGAAGGGTGTTTATAAATTAACGGCCAAGCAAGGCGAAGCGTTGGTTCTTCCTAATGGTGAAACCGTTGAGAAAGCATTTCGAGGTATTGCAACATCTTCTGCCCAGAAATTTCGTTTAGTTGTTCAAGATGGATTGTTGACTGGTGTCCCTACGAAGCAAATTGTCAGGGAGATTATTGGACAGCACGGCGGAATGAAATTCGCATCAGGCCAAAAGGTTAGTGCAAGAGCTTTAGCTTTAGCGGGAGGAGAAAAAGGAACGCGGTTAGCAAATAATCAGATAATGACGTTAGTTAGAACAAGCGTTAATCAGGTTGCTAATAAGGCAAGCCAAGAAACTTATAAAGCAAATGACAGTGTGACGAAAAAATATAGATACATCGCAACGATTGATAGCAAAACAACGATGCTTTGCGCGTCTAAGGATGACAAGTTATTCGATTACAACGATGGCCCTATGCCGCCGTTACATTTTAATTGCAGATCAACAACTGTTCCTGTAATTGATTGGGACGGGTTGAATAAGGAATATGGAATTGTTGCTCCTGATGATATTGAAGGTGTCGGCAAATCAAAGAGGGCAAGTATTGACGGGCCTATCCCTGCGGGTACAAGTTACGGTGATTGGTTGTATGACAAGAGAATTAAGGAGGGTCGCAAAGTATTACCAGGGCCAGAGCAGATTGAGGCTTTAGGTTATGACAAGGCGGTTTACTTTAATCGGTTGGCGGCAAGATATAAAGATCCACGGCAGGCTATCGTTAGTTTAGTGAGGGAGGACGGAACAGAAAAGACACTGGCTGAATTAAGGAAGCAATACAAGCTAAAAACAATTGATAAAGCTATTAAGGTCGCGACTAAAGAGATTCAGGAAAGATTGCCAACGATGGGGGTACTTCAAGGCTTTAATAAGACATCTAAAATTAGCCAGGTTGATGTTGATGAAGCCTTTAAATTGATGACAGAGATGGAAGGAGAAGCGGGTGAAAATGCTAAGAAGTTAGTTAGGTTTGCAGAACAACGAGAGGTTTTCGCTACTTGGTCAACGGGTAGCGAGATAAGGAGAAGAGGAAAGGGGCCAGGTTACGGCTATCTTCTAAGTAATCCCCAGTTTAGAAAGAGTTTAGAAAAAGGTTTAGGTCGAGGAGATATGGGATATACAGATGCGGCAAATCGAACTTTAGTGGGTTTAGCTCGCGAGAAATATCAAAGCGTCTTGAATGAAATAAAAGGAACAGGAACAAAATCTGGTCTTATTAGTTTCGGCCAGAGAGCCTTAAAAGGTAACTTTACGATGTATAAACATGCAGGTTGCGGCGGATATACTTTCGTGGGATCAAATCATATCGTAATGAGAAATAGCCCTAGATTTAAAAAGATAAAAGATTTAAAAGAGATTATTGTGTCAGTTAAAGAAGGCGTTAAGTTAGCAGCGAAAAATAATCCTGGCAGATATTCTGATACTTCAAAAAATATTGCAAGAGGGCCATTCCAATGGCTAACGACTTATGTGCATGAGATGGGACATCAAGTTCATTATGCAGCGAAAAAACCAATGCTAGGACTAGGTGAAAAGGGTTGGCCCGAAGGTGTCACTGGCCCTATTACATCAGGAAGTTATGTTCCTTCACTATATGGCGGCAGTAACAATATGGAGCAGTTCGCGGAAACATTTGTTCAATATATCTTTGATCCTGTAGGCTTAAGGAAAACTTCTCCAGATGCCTATTCTTGGATTGAAAGTGCTGTTCAAGCTGCATTAAAAGCCAAATGAGTTTTAAAGAGGCTATTAGTTTGATTTCTGCGTGGCCGAGAGATAGAAATGTCCCTCGTTTAATGAAGGATGTTTATAAAAGGTCAAACAAGGATGATCGAATTGACATTGTGAGGGCTACAGAATCTTTATACGCTGCGGCTGGTTCAGATGAAGATATTGAGTTGATACAAAAATATTGGAATTAGCAAAGTTTACCCGTAACGGTTAAACTCTTTGTAATGTTTGTTTTGTGGTCATGGGCCGTAAATATGTAAGGGATAAAGGCGGGCGTTTCGCTTCTAAAGGAGGAGGGACCAGAGGCAAAGGCGGCAAGATGGGAAAGTCGGCTAAGAACTTGAAAGCACGCTCAACTTATAAGGCAGCAGCTAGTAAATTAAGAAAGAAGCAAAGTGGAATCGGTATTAATACAAAGAAAGGATCGGCGGCACATAGAAAGCAAATAGGCGGAGCAAAATCAGGTTTAACTCGCGTCACCAATAAGTTAACGAAGAAAAGAACAGCGGCAGGCGCAGGCTTAAAGAAGAATTTCGCAAAACAAGCTAAAGCAAGTAGAGCTAAAAAATTCAGCAGCAAAGCAACAAAAGGCCGTGCTGCAAAGAAAGAATATAAGGCAGCAAGTGGAAAAGACAGGCAAGGAGGGCGTTACATAGCTCGGAAAACAGTAATTAAGAAACAAACAGGCAAGAAAGCTTATAACGCTGTTGATCCCAAGACGGGGCAACAATCTTTATCAAGGACTCAGGCAAGGCCAGCAGGATCAAGAACAAAGTCTCAAAGAATTAGAGCAAAAATTAAAAGTAAGAAGTTTGCAAATAAAGAATTAAGAGGAAGTGAATTTAAGGGAGTGAAGAAGAGGCCCGCAACCAAGAAGGCTGCCGCTGCTAAGAAAACTGCCACTGCCAAGAAAGCTCAAGGAACAGCCAAGCAACGTTATAAGAAAGCGAAGACAGCAGCAAAGACAGCCGAAAGATTTAGTCAGGTAGATCGGGGAACAAAAGAGGCAAGGAAAGGCGCAGCAGCGAAGGGTAAGTTTACGAAAATGAAGAAGTCTATGAGTAAGGGCGCGACAAAAGGAAAAGGCTATGGATTATCGAAAAAAGGACAGGAAGCGAAAAAGCGTTTTACTGAATTGAAGCGTGAAAGAGGCGGGGCAACTAAAGGAAAAGGAACAGCAGCGCAGAAGCGCGAAGGCATTGGATATAGAAAGACACAAGCAGCTCTTGGCAAAAAGACTAAAGGTAGAACTCCTAAAGGGCGTTTACCTGGAGGGGAAAGTCTTAAGCAACAGATGAAGTCCGCGCCTAAGCAATCTTTTAGGGGTAAAGGCAGCAAGGCGAAAAGACGGGCGGCTGAACTTGCCAAGAAAGTACCGCGTACAAAAAAAGGAGCGATGGCTTATGACGGGCCAAACAAAGCAGCAAGTAGAGCAAGGGATAGGATTATTGCGAAGACAAAAGCAAAAAGAGCAAAGCGTTAATCGTCAGCAATAAAATCGTCTAGCGTTTCAAGGTCTTCCATCACGTTGGCCCAGAACTCAGGCACTAACAACACATCGTCTTG